TAGCCAGAAAACCAAATCCTGCTCACGGCATAGATGAATACCATTTTCGCATACAGACAATTCCCCCTTCGCCTTAATCCAAACTCCACATTTGGGCCACTTAAACTTGCTATATGGCCCAATGCGGCCTTTTCTAAGACACTTGAATAATCGCTCTTTCATCTTTTTGTCCTTTTTAAGTAGAATACTAGGGCGGGGTGAGTGCAGGTGGTTTTCAGACTGAGAGGATATTTTACAAAAAGCAATACCAGTTGTCAAGTAGAATTTAATTTTATTGTAGTTTTTTATAATTTTATTAGTTTTATGGCTATTTGGATGGCGATCCACAGGGCCGCCCCGACCCCTACGATATAGGCCACTTTCTTGACAACCTCATCTACCTTTGCTTGAAGGTGGGCGAATTCATTATTGATAAACGTGTCTAATTGTTCTTTGACTTGCTTACTACATTCCAGGGTTTGCCCTATTTGAATTCCTAGGTTAGTCCAAAAGGCTCGGTCATCATGTTCTGTCATGCTTTCCTCATTGTTTTCTCGTTACTGTCTCATTTATGAAACTTCTTCCATAGCCAACCCAAGGCCACACCAACGATGACGGCCAAAACTAAAGCGGTATCAAACCTGAAGGTTAGTTGTAATACCATGTTGATCCCCCTGTTTATTCCCCTAAATATTGAAGATTGTGTTTTGCTAGAAAATCCCAAATCATACTCGTTGGATTACCAAATAGATATTCCTCGGAGTAATTTTCTATTCCAATATAAACCAATGAGACAATTTCACCCCTAACATTAATAATAGAGGAGCCACTATCTCCTGGGCCCCCAGGATAGACGCACAGGAAAGGAAAATCAGTCCAGGTAGATAAATGTAATTGATCGTTCTCGTCTTTCCTCAGGAACCAATGAAAGTCTGTCAGGTGACCGTATCGGGTGAAAAAGGCAACACCACCTACACTTCCCCCGAAAATAATATTATCACCCTTCTTCGGTTCATTTTTGGTGTCTTTTTTAGCTATCTTTAATCCAGGGAATCCCAAATCTTCTTTCAATTTAATGACGGCATAATCATCGGTAAATTCCACGCCTTCTGAAATGGCGACGATATCAGCCTCCATAACGTGATTTAATCCACGTTTGAAGACATATATTTTCGCCCCTAACGTATTGACAGCATGGGCAAATAAATGCCTGACAGTCAGGATATGGTTATCTTTGAGAAGTATCCCAGACCCGATATAACAAATAGTATAATAAGTCCCACCCTTCTGTGATGTTTTAAGGCCAAGGGGAATAGCAATTTCAGACCTTCTCAATGTTGGTAATTTAGGCATAGACGGTTCCCTGTTTTGCATCCGCTTTGTGTATTCTTGCTCGTCCATATAGTAATAAACGGCTATGGCAACCTCATGCTGTTCGATCTTTTGGATGATGGCTCTATCGGCAAATTCGGTTGATAATGCTACCTTTTGCCCTATACAACCCCAAGTCGAAACAAAGAAAAGACACAAGAAACAAAATACGATTAACCTTTTCACGACACCCCCCATGCCGCAATATAATTTATTTAGCTATTAACTTATAAATAACTATCCCGCCTAGAATTAATGCTAATGTTCGGCTAACCTTCAGCGAATAATGCAATCCTTTCAGACTATCTTCTAGTCCGTCAATCCGCCTTTCGGCCAACACCCTGAGATTTACCTGCTCATTATAAAGATGATACCATTCTAAACTGATTTTAACTTGGGCATCATATTTTTCAGTCAGGCTGAATATAATTTTATCCTTCTCGGCGATGACTTGCTGACATAATGAAAACTGGTCTTTCCAATAATAAACCTGCTTATCAAGATTAACGATGGTGGCATCCTTATCCTTCAACCCTTCTCGCTCTTTCTCCAATTCCACTATCTTGGCATGATTCTTGCTAATATCCTTATTCTTATTATTGATGATTTCTTGGGCTTCCCCTATCTCTTTATTCTTGTCTGCGATTGTTTTCTGGAGTTCAGCAATCTTCTGGTCAGCCGCCGCCTTGTTCTCCTCTGCCGCCTTCTTCATGGCATCATACTGACCCTTCAAGATACTGTTTTCATCGTATATCCTGCACGCCCTCTGCGTCCCAATAATTGCCCATATCACGACGGCCACAACCCCCACTATCTTTAAATATTTAAACCATGCCGATTTATCCATTAATTTTATCATTCTGCCACCCCGTTATTTTTCATATTATTTATAGTCCGCACCGTGAGATATCCACCTGCCACCATCCCCTGAAAAGCAAATACCTCAGTCAATGGAAAGCCAATCAACCACGTCTTTAACAACCCCTCTATCAAACCAAGCCCGATTAACCCTATGACTAACTTAAACCGAGTCTGGACTACCTGTTTCATGCTTACCACTTAACCTTTTTATACTTTGGAGTATATTTATATGTCTGCAATCCAACGCCGAATACGCCAAATGCTGATACTGGCAATAATTTAGGATCATCTTTATAAATATCTATAGCATCCTGTATAACCATCGGGATAAATCTTTGGGCTACTTCTTTCCCTAAACTGAATGGTTCGCCCATTATCGTTTCGGCGGTGGCGAGTCCCGAAGCAAAAGACACGATGGGGGCTTCCTTTGCCTGAAAAAATCGCAATGCGATAGTAGGATATGTTAATTTTGGATAGCCCTCTCCAACCCTATGCTCTTTTCCTGTCGTCGCACTAACTGTTTTTCCGCCAAATAATTGTGCGGCAGTGCGAACATACTGTTGAAATCCACCCCATATATCTATTCTGGTATTGCCGATTTTTATCTTGCCGAAGTCTGGACTAAATGGATTGGAGCCAACCTCTAATCCACCAGCCTTTGCTAATGCTAATGTAGTTAGACCTGCACCTGTAAAGGCAATTAGGGATTGTAGGGCTTGCTTTCTAACGAAAGGGTGGAGTTTATAATAGTAACGTGGACTAAGTAAATTAAATCTTGATGCCATAAGCCGAGGAGAAAAGAAAGCCTGGTTTAAAAGGACTGCGCTTCTCTCAAACATGCCCAATGAACCCCTGCCACTTCCAGAATTAACAAATTTGGCAATAGAATCTGTTAACCGAGCATCCTTCCATGGGTCAAGTCCAGCCTTTTCCGCCGCATGGACTAAATGGTCAAATACATCGGCCCTTAATTGATTAAGAAATCCAGTATAGGCCCGCCCCGATGCTCTCACCAACGGTATTTTTTCCGCCCAGTTAGACATAAACCTTTCTTCCCTAAGTCTAAGAATAGAGTCCATTTCCGTTAAAGCTAATCGGTTTTGTCGCATCAATTTAAAGGTTGGGCGTTTTGCTATTTCCTCAAATGATGCCCGAAAAGCTTTTTCACTGGCGAAATATTTAAACTGTTTACTAAATGCCTTAAAAAATTCCTTCGGGTATCTCGGCCCCAAAAATAACCCTTGCCTGAGAGGGGCAGAAAGGTCAGTGGAGGCCATGATTGCCCTTGGGGTGCCAGCCGCCTGTAATGCTCCTTCGGTTATTCTTTTCCATGTATCCCATTTTTTTATGATGGCTTTCGTAAATTCTGGGCCGTAAACTCGACTCATTAATATTAATTGCTTTTCTTGAGGAAGATTACCACGCATTAAACCCCGCACGCCTTCCCCAGCGGGTAGCTTTTCCCATTCTGTTAATAGGGGACTATTGTCTACTTGATTAAATAAATCGTCCCATTCCGCAGACGTCAATTTTTCTTCAAGTGGTTCAAATTTAACCTTTCTCATTTTCCCACTAAACTGGGCCAACTTCGCTTCAAAGGCCGCCTTTCCAGTTAATCCTTCCTTGGCACTTAACGCCCTTGCCATTCTTTGCCCCAATTCTTCGGTATATAATTTTTCTTGTGTTCCCCTAAGTCGTTTAGTTTCTCCAAGAACAGCAAGAATTTTAGTAACGGCAGGGGAATCAGGGATAACCCCCTCTGTTCCTGGTGTTTCTGGCCTTCCTGCATTTCGGTCTGCTATGGCTTGTTCAATCTTGGCGGCTTCTTCGGGGTTCAAAAATTTTATGGTCAGCCCCCTGGCTTCACCCTTTCGCCCCACCCTGGGTTTACTGGCTTTGGCTATTTCTTCCGTTCCTATTTTTCTCAGGGCATTTACAGCCATCTCATCAGCCAAATCCGAGGCTACCCCAGGTGGTAATTTCTCTACTTCTACCCCAGGTTTTTCCAGTAATACTGCTTTCTTTCCTATCTTGAATCTTGCGCCAGCTGGACTCTTTACTTCAAATAAACCAGGATCGCTCGTATCCATGACCTTTAATGGTTCAAATGTCTTGGGATGATATACCGTATCACCCTCTAGTATATCAGCCGATGTAATAGGCGCGGAGAATTTTTCTTTGGGGATATTTGGAGAGACGATGGGGTGCGTGGGTTCTTCTACTAACCGTCTTTCTTCTTTCGCTCGTTGTAAAGCATGTTCATAATCCCATATCATTCTCTGTCGTGTTTCTTGAAAGTGTGGTTCTGCCCCGGCTCTCGTTTTCCATAAATTAGAATACGTGATATCTTTAGAGCCCCATTTTGTTTGCGCTATGCCAGGAATAGACCTGGGGGGTTCCCATTTTTCCCCAAATTTACGTTCTATCTGAAAACCTCTTGGGGTTTTTCCGATACGAAGAACATAATCTGGGTGCATACTTTCTTTTATTTTTTGTTCAGTAGTTGTATATATTCTTTTTAGCTTCTCGCCCCTGGAAATTCGTAATCGTTCTTGGGCAAGTTCTTCCTCCATTGTAGACCCTAATGCTATTCGCAATTTTTCGGGGGGCAATGGTTTTAGAGATTCCATGCGTGGCGGAGTGGGGTGCAATCGGGATACAGGCCATTGTTCAGCAAGTTTTTTAAAATAAGTTAAGGCTTTATCCGTATTGTAAATTTCAAATTGTCCGTCTCCTGGAACATCAAAAGTAATCGTTTCGCCCTTCCAATTCATTCTATCTGGTGCCACCTGTAATGCATCTTCTACCTTTTTTAACAACCATGCCTTTTGTTCTTTTGGACTAACTAATTTTATTTTGCTTTCACCAATATACTTTGGTTCGGGAATTTCAGGAATCGGTGCTTCCTCTTTGGGTATTCCCGTAATAACCCCTGGTCTAGTATCAAACCCTAACCGTTCTGGTTCTTTCCAGGGTTCTTTGAGGGCGGGTTCGGTCGGAGAGATTGTTTTTGCCCCCATCATATAGGCATCAATTTGTTTTTGGGGTGCGCCTTGTTTACGTAACCTCTCTATGGCCTCTCCGCGAGAAATTGTTTCTCCGCCATAATTAATGTTTTCGTCTAAATATCTATCAGTTAATTTCTTCCTTAACCGCATAGCCTTAGCACCTGGAATTTCTTTCTGTTTAGTAATCTGCTCTACGACCTGTGCAGGAGTAGGCGGAATTTTGGGTTGAATTTCTGGGGCCGCAGGGGTTTCTATTCGAGGGGGTAATTCTACCCCTTCATATCCAGGCATGGGGGCAATCCGTTTTCCTGGTTCGGATACCGTTCCTGATATTTCCTTAAATTGCCCAGCTAAATTCTGCATGGCTGGAGAATCAGTCATTTCTAGCGTAACCTTAAAATCAGGGAAGGTTTCTTTTATGGAATTAAACGCTTGTGTCAAATCACCCTTACTAAGTAATTCTCCGCCTTTGATTTTGGCCTTTATTTTCGGCCCAGCAAATATAGAAATAAGCATAAGAGTATCAAGTGGTTTATCCCTGACCGTTCCGATTGGATCATCATATAAAGATTTTAATGTTCTGGGAACGAACAATGCCAAATCTACGAGTACTTTTAACGGTGCGATAGTTTGTCCTTTCACCTCTTGTTTTTCTTGCCCTGGAAGGGGAATTATACTTTGGGCCAATCTTTCTCCCATCATCCCAGGACTTAGCATCTTAACGAATTCTGGAAATTCCTTAATAAATTCTATACTTTGGGTTATCAAATTCTTGCCCGAAGTTTTCCAATATTCAGAAGTCAGCATGGGTTTAAATTCGCCCTTCGCAAGACGTTGTATTGGCGTGGGCGTGCCGGGAAACCTCATCCATTCTGGTGTCTCTAAGGCCATCTGCATTAACTTGGGTGGCTTTTCTACGGTCAATTTTTCTGGTTCTGCCCCGATGATTTGACCGATTTCCCCGCCTATTTCACCCCCCATCGGTTTTAATTTTTGGTCAGCAAACTCTTCAAAAGATTTGGGCTTTTGTAATTTGCTGTTGGCAAAATCTTCAAAACTTTGACCAAAACTTTGACCAAAACTTTGGCCGTTCATTTTTGCCCTTTCCATTCAATATATAATTTCATCGCCTGTTCCAAGGTAACTTCTTTATGCTTGCCCATATAATCTGAAACTTCTTTTGGAATCGATGCGGTTGGTTTGGCCTTTTCATAAATGGTATTAAGTTTATCTATTGCATTTTGTTTATCTTTTTGTAATTTTTCCGATAATTTCTTATGGGCGAAAACCAATCTATCATGTCGTTCTACATCATCTTTATTGTCTGGGTTTAAAGTCGAGATTTCCCCTTCAAGCGTTTTATCATAACCACGTTGCTCCGCATCATATCGCTGTTCTATATCAAAAAGTTTGGCCTTATAAGTAGATGTGGTATCTGGTTCTTTGGTTGGTTGACGATATTTGGCTCCAATTTTAGCCCTTATCTCTTCCCGCCGTGCTAATCTCGTATCTTTTTCCGCCTCTGTTTCATAACCCGTAACGTGTTTCACCGCCTCTTCACGTGGAATACCAATGCTTATTAATCTATCTATTTCTTCCTGCGATGTGCTGGGTTTTTCTCGCTGGGTTAATCCCTGGTTGTATAAATCTATTCGTTCTTGTTCTAGGCCAAGCCTTCGTCTTGTAAACTCGTTTTCTAACCCTTGCTGTTCTTGGCTCGCCTTCCATCTCTGCATCATCATAATCATATTCATAATATTGCGGAGCTGTTCGTCTCGGCGTTCCTGCTGTGCCATGTAGTAACGTGTCGGGTCTGGCCCCTGATATGATGTAATAGCCATTTTTGGCCCCCTTATTTAACTTATTGTTGTCCCCTAAACATCATTGATAAATACGGCCACCAGTCCTGAAATGATAGATTCTGTTGCTGATAGGGTTGCGTCCCCATGTTCGGCATCTGCGGAGTCATCGAACCTTGCAATCCTGGTAATTGACCACCTGGAAGATAAGGCTGTTGTGGGGGTTGCTGGCCTTGCCCCGTCTGGCTCATCATCTTTTTCAGCATCATCATTTGGATAATCTGATAGACCATATCTTGTAAACCACCCGCATAATCTGGGTGTTGCATATTTGGCGAATAGAAACTCATGGTTTACCTCGTTTACCTAATTAAAAATATTTGGATGGGAATAAAAACGGCATTAGGCTCAAAAGCGAACCTGCCCCACCCAGTAATTGACTCATGCCCGAAGGTTGATATTGCTGCGGTGCCATCATACCAGGCATTTGTGTTGCACCCATCCCTAACTGCCACCATGGACTAGCCTCTGGGCTTAATCTTCCAAACTCTGCCTGATACTGATTCGCCATCTGATTCTGTAACCCAGTCATTCCGCTACCCATGCCATATAACAATTGCGCCCAATCCTGTGGAGCAGATAAATATTGCTGACCCAAAGACGGCAAATACCCACCAGCCGCCTGCATCTGCCTTCCCCTGGCCGCTTCCATTGCGCCTAATTCCTGCCCAGTATATTGCGCCCCCAAATTCTGATATGCCCTAGAGGTCAGGTCGCCTATCTGCCATGCCAGTGGACTAGAATACCGCTTGCCATACTGACCGGCCATAGACTGTTCTATCGCTTGCTTAATGGCATCCTGAACATCCGTTGCCACTACGCCCTTAGCCTTTTCATACCAGGGAGCATAACTTGTCGGCATACCCGTTTGAGCCATCTGACTCAGAATATTGCTAGATGTTCCCCATTGAGAAGGATAGGGGAAATTGGCGGCAGGTTGCCCATATCCAGAATAAATTTTGCTATAATCAGGATTCATAATTCCCTCCCATCCAGTAGTGGTAGTTCCTGTTGATCCAATAGGAGTAACGGTTTCGCCCGATGGAACCCCAACCTTGGAAGTCGTGGTTTTAGCCGTAGTTGTGGCTGGTTTATTAACCCATGGTAAATAATTTGGATTAGCTGGCATTTTTGTCATGTCTATCATTGCTTTTTCTCCATGTCGTTCATATCTTCCATGCCCCTCTGGAATCTTCGTTGTAACGCCTGAAATTTAGTTTGCGCCTTAGAAAATGGTGTTATCAAATCAGAATAAGGCATTTTCATAAATCTGGTATATCTCGTCTGGGTCGGATTTTTTGGCGCAATATTCCAGAGGTCATCAAGTTTTGGAAGAATGTTTTTCACTTAATTACCCACTTGCCCGTGGTGTAATCGTAGTATTTCTGTTTTCCTGGCGCACCAAGCGTCATGCCGCCCATGCCGCCCATGCCACCCATTCCGCCAGGTTGCCCACCAGCCTGCCCACCAGCCTGCCCACCAGTCCCACCCATTGGATTCAGATTACTTGGAAAGCCAAAAAACGGCGAGAATTGATAAGGTTGCTGACCGCCCATTTTCATCATCATGTTAATTGCTGAATACATAGACGGGTCAGGATATGCCCCTATCGGCCCACCGTAAGGCGTAGCTCCTTGCCCAATATAAGGACTAATTGCTCCTATAATTTGCTTCCTTAATGCCAAAATGTCAGGTGGTGTAATGTCTTTATAATTTATTTCCTTTCCCTTACAGCACACGGTTTTCCCCCTTTTGCCAAAAATAAAAATAAATTATCTTGGCTTTATAATTGCCATAAAATATTCATCGTAAAAATGTTTATCCCAAACGAAATTTAATTCTTTCATCCCCTCGCAAGAAAACCCGCAAATTTTTGCCATTTTCAAAATTCTTGGATCAGGCGTAGATGTTTCAAGTCGCACTAGTTTCAACCCATCCATGACCATCTCGATTAATTGCCTGCTCTCTCGTGCGAATGTCGCCCCCCATACTTTTGTATTCCACAACTTGAACATCAAACTTGCCTTCCATGTTGGCCTTATTTCCGTGAACCCCAGAATCCCATCGAACCCACCATCCTTGCCTATTTCATAAAACAATGATAATTCCCCGCCATCGGCATTATTAAAGTATGAGAATAGAATCTTCCAGATAATATCGTAATCCCTGTATTCATCACTGATATATAAATATTCATCCATGAGTTTTTGGGCGATAATTTTTAATTTTTCCTCGGTTGGCTGAAAATGCCTGAATAGGGGAGAGGGGTTCAGGACTTTTTCTATTTGTATCATTATTAAACCTCGTTAAATCTCGAAATGACCCCTGTCTATATATCCGCTAGAAAGTTTAATGCCCCACGTTCCCCCGAACTCACGCCACAATTCGCCCAGGATATCATACTTCGGAGAATTCCAGTTAATCTGTCCATCTTCGATAATGGCGATATCAAATGCCTCCCAACTCTGATGTTTAGACTTTTTAAAATATCCATCACAGTCAGTCACAACCTTCCCTGGTTTTGTCCGGCCCTGCTGATATAATACACTCTGCTGTTCCTCGGTTCTATGAAACTGCACAATAATAAAATCTATATCATTCTCCATGCCTTCCTTAATTAGAAGGCCAAGGAGATGGACTAAATTGACTCGACTCAAGGTACTCATATTGGCAAATAAAGTGTATTCGATAATTTCTTGGCTAGTTTCCCAGTAGTCATTATGATAATCGGGACTTCTGGGTTTCCAGCGTAACCACCTTCCGCTATCAATCTATATCCATGCGACAATGTTGCATCCCAACCATAGAGTATATAGTCGCCTGATTCGGCCACTAATTTTAAACCATGAACCAATCCTGCATCTTGCCCCGTAATAACATAGGTGCCGCCATCAGATAGGACTTTATAATCCCGAAGTAAATTAACGTCATACCCGTTTGTGTCGAATGAACCAGCCAAAACATCTAAAATACATGTTTTAACAAATCCGATACTTTGTCCATCAGCAACAAAATATCCGCTTTCTGCATTAACGACTTTGTTGTAAAGGAAGGATACGGCTTGCCCGGTCGTAGCAAATGCCCCCGCTTCAGCAGATAACGCCTTGCCGAGTCTGAGTGTTACCTCAAATCCAGTGGTGGTAAAAACCTCCGTATCGGCTATTACCTTACTACCCTTTAATAAATTTAATGTTTGACCAGAAGTAGAATAACTACTCTCCTCGATAATAATTTTATTTGCTTTACGAAAATCGACGTCCTGGCCGACCGTCGCATAACCATCTGCTTCAATAGAAAGTCTGCGTGCGCATTTGAGTGTGGCGTCTTGTCCAGTAGAAGCGTATGTTCCTTCTTCGGCAATGACTTTACTGATTTTAATAAGCCCAACATCTATTCCAGTAGTAGAGTAAGACCCAATTTCGGCAGATAATGTATAGGCCGCCTCAAAAAATGCCAGCGTGATTAATTCACTACCAGCAACAGAAAAGTGCCTTAGAAGGTTATCTGCACAAAGTCTTGTACCAGGAGAGGCCCGCCAAATATTATGTGCCATTATTTACCCGGTTTTATTCTGATTTATCCCAATTTATATCCCAATTTATCCCATCGCAACCTGAATTGTTATTAAAGGTAATCCTACCGCCGTACTATCCGCATAAAGTAAAACGTATAATGCACTGTCTTCATAAATTTGCGGAAATCCCGTTCTTAATAAATCGTGGACATCACCATCGTTAGCAGTTCTTACCCTTCCGAACCACAATGGACGAAGAACCATAACATTAAATGTTCCCCCGGTTGCCGTTGTTCCACGAACTCTGGTAATTTGTTGCACCCCGCTATCTCCGGCAGCCAACGGGATTGGATAACACCTACCAACTGGCATGGCTGAAATCAATGTAACGTCACCAGTATCGCCAGCATTTCCATCTTGATCTAAGTAATTAATCTGTACATGTTGTACGCCCGTTCCAACCGTTACCTGCTCATACCATAATTGGAGACCAGTATAAATCGCCCCGGGGACACGACTCGCATAGCTCGGTTGAGCCGTTAAGGAGGTATCGGCATTATACGCATATGCCCCTGCCGCAAATAATCTATCATAAAGATCAAAGCAACATGCCACACTACTCCCGAAATCTACCCTTGAAATATATCCGGTATTTCCAGAAAAAGTAGTTATAATTGGATAACCCGCAATCGCATCTGTCGGAACTGTCCCATTGGCAGTGTTGCCAATCGCAAGTGTTCCCGCTCCAGGTGATCCCGCAATATCAAAAACGGTATATGGCATGGCGGCAACTAGTGTACGGGTACCCGTCTTCATCCAAGTAAGGCGTTGACGAGAAGAACCAATGTACCCATCTAAAGTTGTAATTGCCATAGATTACTCCTTATGAAATAGTCCAATTATGAAATAGTCCAGACACTTGCACCAAAATCTACGGTAAACGTTTCCCCATTGTTGCAACTAATAGATGAACCATAATCCCACCATCCAATTAAAGGATCGGCGGGGGATGTCGGGGTATCGTTGTAAAGCACGGGATATCGAAATGGCCCGAAAGAGCCACCAGAGGCCGTGAATACAACATCCGTTCCGCCCAGGGTTGCCGTACCCCCGGTTTCGCTCCAGGTTGGAGTAATACTTGATCCGCCGGAAGGATAACCATTTTGGGCGGTAATCTCTGCAAGGTCAGCTTTTACCGCCATCGTTGCAGCATTTGGAGTGGTGTTTGTGAGATACACTTTGATTGTATGCGTGCTAAAGTCATGGACTCCCTTTCCGAGTCGTTCGACAAAATCCTGAAATTTATTGAATGTAGCCATACTAACCCCCTAATACATATATATTTTTATGTGTAATTATAAGTTGCCCGGTCTGTCCATTTTTTTATAAACGTCGCCACACCATCAGCCCATTCGATAGCAACGTCATCATTGGCTGATGTTATTTTTTTAATGCGCCACACAGGAGAAGAATCGGGGCTTCCTGGTGCGGCCTCCCCAACATAAACGACCGAATCCGAAACAGTATCCAATTTTAATGAATACATCGCCTCCTCACTTAATGCCGATACCTCCTTACAGGCATCATCAGACATAATTAAATAATCAACATGAGCTTTCGTTTTTCCTCTCGGCATCGGTCTTTCCTAATAAGCTCGTTGAGCCTCGATGACTATTTTTTTATTATTCCCGACCTTGTTCTGCACCTTAAGCAGGTTGTCTTCAAAATAGAGGTTATATGTAGCGGCGTGGTCTTTCGTTAGGTCAAACGTGGCCTCTGCTGAAATAGCCGTCAACGCCCCATCATCAATTCGATATAAACCGTTGATGTGACCGATAAGCTCACTTACCATTATTAATCCGTCGTCTGTATCCCGAATCCCAGTCGTAATGACTTCATCGTTATCAAAATCTAAATCTTCCCAATGTTCCCTGGGGTCTAGTGTTGCGGCAACATTGAATGTATTGTAATAAACAGAGTTTGTATTAGAATCAGGATAAAAGACACGGGTGCAGGTTGCGGGGTCAATGTCCAGCACCGTCCCACCACTTCCAGAACCAGTAAACGTACAATGCTCTATGCTTAATCCGGTCATATTCGTGGCTTTAAGAAAAACGGGAATATTCCAAACATCTATATTCGCAATATAGACATTCCGTACATAATCTGCCGTTCCAGGATGAATATAAACCCCATAGGTTGGAGTGTATGTCCCGCCCTTCTCCTGATTACCCCCAATCAACGTAAATCCATCTAACCGAGTATCTATCTCATAGCCATAATCATTCTCAGTTACACCACACCCTATTAAAAGCGGAGAGAAAATCCTATTTACGCTCGTGGGTGTGCCGGTAAAATAAAACCCCTTCGGCGAACGTTGGGCTTTACAGTTCAAGAATAATAACTCGGTCGGGGATACGTCTGATACCTCGATTTTAAATCCCGATTCTCCATTAGGCGTTCCGGCAACCCCCAAGTGTGATTGGCAGGATTCATAAAGCATCATGTAACAATTTTTAGCATAAAACCCAACTGCGCTGGCGTGGTCAAAACCGTACACCAAAACTCTGTGGATATCGCAACCATGACAATAACTCATGCTAATCCCGCCCAATGGATTAGCCTTCATGTCTCCATTTATCCATAAATCCTGAATGACAATACCTATCTTGTTGGCCCCCAATGTTCCGGTTGCCTTTATTGAATAATCGGCAAGGGTGGTGTCACATTTCAAGGTAGTCGAGCTTCTTCCCGATCCCATGAGTGTAATATATGATGACAATGTCAGCGACGCTTTTAACAAATATGTTCCAGGTGGAAAATAAACTATACCGCCCGTTGTCAATGAATTAATCGCCGCTTGAATATAAGGCGAATCATTCTGTACCCCATTCCCCTTTGCCCCATATGCCTTAACATTGACGAATGGAAAGTTGGAAATTTGAAGGGCGTCAAAATCCTGTACCCTTAACTGGCTTTCAGTCGCATGGTCTGTATAATGCTTTTGTAGATAATCCTGTATGCTTTTTATATCCTTTAGTTTATCAGGATATACCCAACGACTTATTCTTTTTATCGGCATTATATTAATCCAAATATTAATCCAGGTATTAATCCAGGTCGAAGTGTTTACCACTTGGCCTGAATTCCACCTTGAGTTCAGTCCATTGGAATTTAGCGGTGGTTGAGGAATGTTCAACCTGAACATAGAAATAATGACCATGACAAATGATATGAAAATGTTTCTCATCAATCTCTTTATTTCCAGTCCCGAACGTCTTAGTTTGGCTGATCCAACTCACCCCATCATTACTTATGCTGACCGTAACCGTTACCTCTCCCAGGTCAACATAACTCAGATGAATCGTATCAACGGTCTTGAAGTCATCTACAAACTGCGGATACAAATCGGCAAAATCCATTCTTTTACTTCGCCAAAAACTGACGATCTGCGTGCCAGCATCACTCTCATATGAATCACTGTATTCATAAACCTGACCCGCCGTTGAACCCAGGAAATATCCATAATCCTGTCTGGTGAGTTTGGCCTCAATCAAAGAATCCGTGCAGGTTACGATATTATCTGAAAAAGTATCAGAATAACTTGTCCCCGAAACATGACTGACCGAATCCGAATAGGTGTTAGTAACCGTTCCGGTATTGGTTAAGGTGTTCGCCCATATCGTCCTCGTAATCGGGTAGTTCCCATCCTCGTTTTTATCTTCGATAACATAGCTATATGATGTATTTTGAACGACAGCAGAATCAGAATAAGTCGTTCCAGTTTGGGTGGCGAGTGTCACACCATTCCGAATAACCTCATAGGGAGGCCCACCGCCAGCCGTCCAGCTCAACTCAATCGTAGTTGCGCCAGCCGTTGCCGTTAAAACTGGTGCGGCCACTACTTTCCTCCCCTGCCCCCGCAATTTATGTCATGCGCAAAAAGATATTTAGTCCATTCATTCCATTTATAATTCCAGACAAAGGCGTATTTTCCATTAGTGGTATTAGCTATCCACATAATTTCCGAGTTCCCTGGATTGTGCCAACCCCATGTTTTCTTTATTTCTCCCGTCGTAACCGTATCAAAGAACTCATATTTAATTCGACTTTCTGGCGCATCCAATGGAATGGGTTGACTCCCTTCCAAGACATAAAAATCATCCTTTCCAATCCAGACAATAGTTTTGAGATAATTGGTAATACTATACGGCGCAACACACCCTATCCCCGGAACCTCAACATTAAACCGAAATGGGTCTGTTTCTAATCCTTGCTGATATCCGATATACATGGAATTCTCCTTAAAAACGACAATGGACGGCCCCTCTTTCGCCAATCCCGTAATATATTCATCGTTCTCAAGAAAGGACATATTTCCAGCCGTGGTATCTGTCCAGTTAGTCGGGTCGGACTCCTTTGACCACTTAACATTATAGGGATCACGGGTCGTTCCATGATCGGCTATAACTAATCTATTCGCATATTCCAAGCAATACCTGGCCTTGACCGCATTGGTAGAATCAAGTGCTGTAGCATATCCAGAACCCGTCCATTTCTGAACATTGGTATTACCATTGGTAAAGCAGAAATTATCGTTGACGATTGCATACGTCCACCGTTCATTCGTCGGAGTCGTGTAAACCCTGCGAATAAGACAATCCTTTTCTGCTCCCGTAAAATCGCCTACTGTTCCTGGAACATACGTAGCCGTCAACACTACACTGGTAAAATAGCCTCCCGATTTATTGACGGTTTTTATTTCCCGCCAATTTGTATCCAGTTCCTCATCTGCCGTTAAGTCAACGTCAAGGATGAATTTATCCCCAACGGCTATATCTTCCGTATCCGCAATCGTGCTGGCTTTGAATGTCACCGTATCCGTAACAATGGAAGCAACCGAAGAATTATAATCCCCCGTATTGGTCTTAAATGACCAAGTTTTTCCCGTTCCTGTTTCTTGGTAACATAAATCCGTATCCGTAAGATAAAGGGTAAAGGTCGACCCCGCCTTGTTGTCCCAAAAGACAATATTCTGGACTTGTGCGCTGGAACCTAAATCCCTATAGGCCGTCCCGTATCCCCACCGGTTCATAATGCTACGTTGCTTAATGGTTACGTTCTGGACTGAGGGGGAGTAGCTTCCAGGCAGATGGATAGATGGGATTTCCGTGGATAACCCATGCTCCAGCGGCCTGATTAAATATTGATATTTAGGCATATATTAGGCATATATTAGGCATATATTAGGCAAATTGGATTTTTACGGTTCCAGTCCAAGAGTCTCCACTTACAACGCTTCTCGTCGGCGAGAGAACATTCCGTGTCGCCATCGTTCCACTTGAGGCGGCATTAAACGTTCCGCATTCGCCGATAGTTTCGGTTGATGTAATAGAAAACGTATGCGCTAATTGAAGCGTGTCATTGGCTACTGTAGTAGTAACCCTCGTAACCGTAGCGGCGGCCCTTTGCGATTCCGTCCCTATCAAGGCCGTCTGCGTGGCGGCAAAGGCGGTTGTGTTGTTGCCATAGGCAATATAGGTTAAATGTGCTGCTCCCGTAACGTTGCCCACCAAATCAGCGAAAAGAGCTTTTCCGGCGTTAGTAACACCCACGTTATTCCTCCCGTTTGATGATAATTTCTTTTAATTCCCCCCTCATATATTTATGAAGGTTAGGGAATATGGCCCAAAGGTATTTGTTGAATACGGCCACGCAGTGCCATGCCTTCTCTCTGGTGGCCTTTTTACGAAACAGACGATTAATCCACTTATCTACGGTCTGATTGCGGCCATATATCCGCATCTCAAAAATTGTTGTCGGACGGTTTGAATTAATACTTGTTGTATGTAAGATAGGCATAGTCTGGCCCAAAAACCTTTTTCATATCCTTTTCTTGTTCTTCATAGACCCCGATTTTCTCGCTCATCATCGCCAGCCATTCTTTCTTTTCTTTTTCGGCGGCTTCATAGTCCTTCAGGCGCATAAGACTCTGGATGACGGCGAGTTTGAGAATCGGCAAGTCCCACTCTGCCCCGATTTCTGTCTTTTGTTCCCCGTCAGTCAAAAGTGCAGGACGCTTGCGATAATAAATAGTCAAAGTATAGGCGGTATCGGGAGTCTTGTATAAATAAAAAGCATCTCCGTATGGTGTCCAATAATCGGGTTTACCATATGCCGTCGAAGTCCCACGTCCAGTCTGGTCTATATACCAACGCCAACTACGGTAAGTAAGATGCTTGTCATTAGTCATGTCCCAGATAGAATAGGGGATTAGGCAATCGGCAGGTCGGACAATATAGGCAGTGCTGGCAACCGTAGTATCAAGTGCCCTGACATCGAGTTCGGGGAACATATACATATGCGGGAGGCGCAACCCCCAAAATTTACTGCGGGTCAGAAAATCTAAATATGCGTCGTTGATCCATCCAGTCGTATAACTGGCTAAATCCGTGCGGTTAAACAATTCAAAGGTCAGCTCGCTCAAAAATGTGGTCAGGGTTTTCGTTCCCATTGATTCCCCCTAAAAAGATATACCCTAAAGTATAATACTCGTAAGTAGAATAATTATTCTTCGATTATTTTTGCTATAATCTGGTCTTGATTGATAATGCGGTACAGGTCGGCGTTTAGACTGTAATCCAGCAAGTCCACTTCTGTTCCATTATAGAAATTGATTGCCACCAAATCGCCAGGTTTATATTCCTTGACTTCTGGCCCCACTTCCAAGACCTTCACCTTCCGTAACCGTCGATGCATCACATCGGGCAATTCAATCAATTTGGCCTTAGATACTAGAAGTTCAATCAAAAGATTGTCCCGGACTGGTAATATTTTGATACTCACAAACAACCCCCAAAAAACTAAATTAGGGACGCTCTCTCACTTCCGTTCGACTATACGTCGCTGTCCTTAAAATCCAACCTTATATCGTCTAAAAATTTCTTTTTAAACCGCCATGCAAAATGTTCACGGCAGTATTTCTTTCCGTTGTAATCTACAATCAGACTCAAGGGGAATTTCCTATAAGTCCCCGAGCTGTCACAGTCGACACAGCAAAACCACTTTTGCTCAAGCAATACTGGCGATCCCGCATCCTCTATCCGTATAGGCAACTTACCAGTCCCCCCCGAAAAAGATAGCGTTGACATCTGTGGCTAATGTCCCGCTAGCCTTCAATAATACATAAGGCGCACCATACGACCAAACAAAAAGGTCATTATCAATAATGACTGGTGCACCATATGACCAGACATAATCATCCGTACCGCCGGTGGGCGTATATTCATATGCCCCCATATCTGGATTAACCCCAGTAAAGACATCATTCCCGAAATAATCGGTATATAAAGATACGTTCGTTCCTGCGTCTATGGCAGGCGATGTCTGTAGGGGTCTAAAATCAGTATCCGTAGAATATAATCCAGTTCCGTTCTCAAATAAGGGTGCACTAGCAAGGGAGTTGGCATCCTGACTTTTGGCTGTCTGGTAGGTGGCAAACTGGGACGTTGTATAAGTCGTTCCGTCATATTCTATGAAATTTGCGGTGTTACTGGTTCGCCAGTATAGATTATAGTTTAATGTTACGTCCAGTGTTCCCGTTCCTTTAAAGGTAAGTAATTCATGTCCATATGTTCCGGCTGAAGTATAGTTATTATAAACGATATTATTTTTACAGAGGATGTTTGTCAAATCAAAGGAACCGTGAGTCCCGAGGGTAATTCCGGCCCTATCTCCCTTATCCGTATATCCTGAAATATCATCATTGTAGGCAATCAAATTATTGTAAATTTTTATGTTATCCATTCCGGTGATACTTGGTGGCCCACCGCTCGACATATTGAGTAAAATTCCAGACCGATACCACGTGCTGGCCTTGGAGGCTACATTCTGGTAAATCATATTGTAGTAAATGTCTATATTTCTCGCCCCAACAGTAATTCCGCCATTATAATTATGATATATGTTGTTATAGCGTATTATAACATTAGAGGAATTATATGCTGCTATTAATGCCCCAACGGTCACCAGGCCACAATAGGAAATGTCGTTGCTGGCAATAATCCCATTGGTTATCGTATATGCCGCATCGGTATCCCCGAATAAACCTATGGCATGACCGTCTTTATCCACATCTAACGTGCTATTACAACAATAGGATATGGTATTATTTGAGATATTGAACGTGTCTATAATGGAAGAAGCATTATTCGTCCCAAGCATGATGACTGCCGCTCCACCCACATAAGAAATAGTATTGTTTGTTACCGTCCCATCATGTCCGTAATACCAATATACGGCAGGCCCGTCTGAGCCCTTAATCGTACAATTTGTTACTGTCCAATGGTCGCAATCAATCAGGCAGATCGCCCCCCTAACCGTGTTACTATAATAGTCCCCGCCCCTTAAATCTAATCCATCTATAGCCCAATAATCTTTGCCGCTGGCATAGACGGCATGTCCTTGTCGCACAATCCATTCAAATAAACGACTATCCAATGCTGGATTAACAGCATTCCAAATATAATAAACCCCCGCTCCAGTAACATAATAACAATCTTTATCGGACTGTACTTCAGCAAGCGTGGACTTAAAATTGCATTTTGTACCATCAATAAGAATAGACCGCTTAACGATTGGACTGAGCGTTATTTTCCAAACATTAGGACTATACTCACTCCAATTTCCTGGCGTATTAAGCAGGGTAACATACCAGATTTTCGGGGCGGCTCCGCTTCCATAAGAATTGAAAGTAATGACATTTCCCGCCGTCCCACTTTGCATGTTTAACTGTTCTCGCCAAGTATCGCCCTTATTAAATGAGACTGTATCTCCAGCCGCAAGAGAAGTGGCGTTGACCTTAGCTACGGTAGCCCAGGCGTGGGCATCGCTAAGACCAGTATCACTATCACTACCGGTTGACTTAACAAAATATGTAGCCATTTTCTACCTCAAGTGATTATGGGCTGGTAAGTTATTCATATTAATGAGATTATGTAATTATGGGCTTCAGATCACAATATATGCCCTTTCCCGACTCATACAATTTGAGATATACTTTAATATAAACCCACCCTGCTCGAAGTGGAGTAAAAGTATTCGTGAAGGCAACCCAGGTTGAACCATCGGAAAGGACTTGACTCGAAACCGCCGTTGATCGAGCGCACGTGCTGGCATTACTGTAATAACTGGATTCGGTATAAAGCGTGCTGGCCGTCGGATAGGTTGACCATGCGGCATCTGCCCTAATATAAACGGCAACGGTTCTGGCCGTTCCAGCCGTACACCAAACCCTGAAATCTGGAACAAGTTCATAATCCCAATTCAATGTAACTGGATCATATAACCCACAAAAAGACGTTGGGACAACATGGGCAGACGTAGATGCCCCACCAGTTCTAATGTTGGTCGTTTCTGTGGTAATATCACCAGTTCTACTGGACGATCTGTGATCCCCATAGGTCTGGTTATAATCTTCATGGTATGTGGTGCCAGCACCAAGCGTAGTTAAGAAAGTTGGGGCAATATTAAATAAGCAATTTCTTGTTCTAATTGTTCCTGATTCATTCCTCATGTCTGCAGTGCCATGTGGCGTCGTTTGCCCAAAAGTACAATTAACAACATCTGCCCGCCCAGCCGACATTGCCCTAATGCCATAAGATTGCGTATGTGCCGTTCCGTTGAATGTGGAATTAAGAACTTTTACATATGATCCGCTTGCGGCGGCAATACCAGAACTAAGATTACCACCAAAGGTGCAAGTATCAACTATGGCGCTCGCCCCACTTACATACAATCCATAGCCTGTCGTAGCATGACTATTATCTGCAAAATTACAACCCGAAAAATATATCTTATCAGGATTAGTCGCCAGTGAAACATTCCCGCTTCCATATGCACTTTGAATAAACGAGAGTCGAGTAAACTTCCAGAAATCCTTATTCACTAGAGCATATGAGGCGGCACTGTCCTGAAAGTTCAAAATGGGAAGCACATTAGATGCATCATGCCATGGATCATCCGTGGAACTTGCTCCCCTTATTTCGATATAGGCTATATTTGTTCCAGCCTCATCAAAGGCGATTGCCGCCGCCGCCACGTTCTCCGTGGTATTCGCCCTAACATATGCCAAATCACCCGCTGTCCGTGTGGTCGTGGTGGTAAACTGCTCGACTGTTCTCCATGCCCGAATGATAAAAAATGTATCGCCAGTTGTTTGCCCCGTGATGGCCGCCATTACTAAAACCGAACGATTGCTCCCATCATCGGCATCATAATCGGTTACCTGTTTTCCAACGCCCCTCGTAACGTTATAGACATAATCGCCGTTGTAGTCATCGTCGGTATCATTATCAAAAGCGTTTTTCGTCACCATAAGGTGTGTCGTGTCTGTTCCCGCGATTGCCGTATAATTACTTCCCGAATTATTTTCCATGAGGCCGTCATGAACTGTCCCCGTGCCGTTTGTGCCATTAGTGAGGTCTATATAGTACGTAGCCATTTTTCCCCCTTATGTAACCTTAAAGGTATCACATGTAACCCTAGGTGGGTTTATGCGAAATTCAGTGCGGCCTGACCGTTGTAATAAGAGCCATCATAATAAAGCGTAACTATATCAACGGCATTTACGGCAGTAGATAACGTTGGGGCAGTATCGCTAGGCCACAGAACCGTGGCGGGCCAAGTGGCCGTATGCCCCGCACCAACCGCCTCCTGAATTAACTTCAAAGACAATGTTCCCACGCCAAGCGGGGCCGCAAACGTAAATGTACAATTTCCCGTTAAGACTACCTTCTGCCTGTTTCCATTAGTCCATGTTATGGTCTTGGTCGTGCCTGAATTCCCATTATCATATTCGGCATCATAGGCCGTATTGTTATTGATCGTCAGGTTATCAAGGATAACATTTGTCAGGGTTGCCGCTTCAGACTGCATCCTGTTATAGAAATTAACGCCCATAATAACCCCCTTAAATTACTTCAAGTGTTATCAGATTTGCCGAATCAGCAGAGGCCACAGCAAACACCTTAGCCGAACCATCCAGCGTCAACCAAATGGCATCATACGGGCCAAGTCTATATCCATAAGTCGAAGAGGTATCTGGAAGCTGAGAGTAGAGCAGAATCATCTCGTAAACCCTGTCTGGCGAATATGCTATCGTAGACCCCGCCGTCCTAATATAAAGCGTGTCGTATCCTAACGTATCGCCATTGCCCCAACCCCAATCGTTTGCGGAGGCCAATGCACCCACCGTTCCGTTTGTCCTCTTTGTTTCAGCGTTGCCAATCGTGGCCGAATATAAGCAACTTGCCCCCGATACGGCGGCAGTCAATCCGGGGTCGCCCAAATCTTGGTCAACAGCATACCATTCATTTGTCCCGCCACTTGAAAGCAACCATTTAATCTTCTGTTCTTTCGCTTCCCTATTTATGGGATACCGTAATGAACCAATGCCTGTTGGACTTGTCATGGCCTGTGGGACACACCCGCCAATATAGACTACCTTGCTTGAGTCTACATTCTGGATAATGAGTCCCTTTCTATTTGCCAGCGGCGATGCTGGAATCAAGATTGCCCCCCCAGTGTTCGCTACGGCTGTCATTGTATGGACAAGCCCCTTAAAAACCTCAAGGGTCGGTATAGCTAAATCAGTCCCTAACCTTGCACCGATATCAGTATTACCCGACATTTTAATCCCCCTTAATCAGTCTACTTACGAGTAGACTATTTGATACTATTTAACTTTATCTATGTCTTTCTGTCTGAAAAAGGTTGGTTTCTCTACCCCTGCTTCATTGGCCTTGGCTATTTCGTTATTTCTTGCTAAAATATCTGGCCATCGTTCACTCCTTCTCAATGCAGACCGATGAACCCTGCTGTGTTCTCTATAACATTGCCTACACCATGATTGCCTATTCCCAAATTCCGAAATGGATTTTTCTTTTTTACAGTGCGAGCATTGTTTCATGGTTATATTTTGGCTTTGTCAATTTGATGCGCACTCAGATGCGTTGGCCTCTTGACTCCATTTTTATACAATTGCCTTTCTATAAATTCCGCTCGATCTGCTTGTTCCTCGGTCATAGTTTGACCCCAACCCTCTTTGCGTAACATTTTATCAATGTCACTACGCCCCCTGGCTTTAAGTTTACTTCTAATAATAAGAGTAAGGCCCATCATAAACCACCTTAAAAGAAAAGAAAGGGAGGAGGCCATAGCCTCCCCCCGAAAAATCATTAACTTGTCAAAAAGCCCTTGGCGCACATACTTCCAGATTCAACCAGTCCCCTTAAAGTCATCAATGTAGCAGTAACAAGAGTAGCCGTTCCAAAGTAATTTCCCGCAACAATACCAGTACTGGTTCCACCCCCAGAATCCTGAATGTAAATATACTTTGCATATCCGAGAGTTGGGGTATCATGCCCAAAAACATTGTGGCTAATAACGATTTTTGTGTTTCCTTCAGCAGAACCAGAAAGCGAAGCAATATCCGCACGAATAGAACCGGGGACACCAATAAAATCATTGTTCTCTATAGAAAAACTGTATGGATCAGAGCTAGCAGCCGTTAAACTCACTCCAATACTACAACGATCAAAAAGATTCCTGTAAACAGTTCCATAGGGACAAGTATCAAACGTTACCGCCCCGTATCCATGACCCGTCCCATTACTTTGATTAAATTTACATCCAACAATGCTACTACCAAAAGCTCCCCAGTAAAATAGAACAAGGGGTTTTCCAGTCATGCCACCTTTCTTGATGTGCAGATTCTCAATATGAATATACGGTGCTAAAACAGTTATAACGGGAGTGTCGGTAACGGTTGCATCCCCCTCGATTGTGGTGATATAACCCGGATTTCGTGGGCCATAGCCTGCGGCTGCCCCAATAATATTAAGACCATACTTGGTTGCAGGAATAGACAAATTAGCTGCCGCATAAGGAATAATAGATTGCGGGTCTCCACCCGCCGTATCAGGAACACGAGGCCGAACATAAATTACATCCCATGCCCCCGCAGATGAAATAGCCGTGTCAATATACTTCTGTTTATTATTGAGGTCTAATCCGGTATTGTTAACCGAACCATTATCATAATCCACAAAAAATGCCCTTCCGCTCCAAAACCCCGCAAAACCATTTGACCCCACGGGAACTCCACCATATTGATACAATCCATCATTTACTGTAGTCATTTTTTCCCCCTAAATAACAGGCCCATGCCCGTCTTAGACTATTCCCGCATATACGAGTCTACCGTCGCCGAACCCGTAGGTGAACAACATCATGGAGGTTACAACTGTATCCCGTGAATCATCATAGGCATCATGGGTCTGAAGGTCGGCATCCATAGAAGTAAAAACTCTCGGCCCGAAATTCTTTTCATCAGGAGCAGTTAAGAACCAGTCGTTTGTGTCCGTCATTCTGTGATACACAAAAACCTTCAAATCCCACTCAGGGGCGATGTTCTTGGTATTGTCGGCAGTAAACGGAACCCTGTCAGTCCCAACGAGTTGCCGTGCCTTAATCTGAAGTGCAGGCGGAACAATCAGTTTTGTTGGTCGAACATAGTATTTCAAGCCTTGATCGTCAATAAGCGTATCGAAGTAGATATATGCCGATTCCAGGGCCGTCAATGAAAGAGCCGAAGTCGTTTTGTTATCCCAGGTCGAAGCCGCAGTATCCAAGCAGGTATGAGAATCGTATGCCAACTGATAGCCGTCGAAGCCAGTACAATAGGTTGTAACATTCGCATAATTATAGATTCTAGCAACCGTGATGTCCTTCGTTTCCTGCATAACTTTTTTGAGGTCTCTCGTCCAGCTCTCGATGAGCTGCCACTTGTTAAATTTCTTCATCATCAGGGATACCCTAAAACCAGTACCCCATTGTGTCTGCGTGAATTCCTTGGTGAGCCCGATCTTTGGGGCTTGAATTTGAATCGGCGAACCTTCATTAACCGCATTGGCTAGATAGAGTCCAGCCATTCTCAATTCACGTTCATACAGGTCATTAACCTGAATATCTCTCATTACTTCGGGATATTCCACGATAGCTGCACGCTCCGTAGAATCGAATATGGCCCGAAGCAACTTCTTAAATACGTCCTTATTAGTCGTGTTGTCGCCAGATGTTAAAATTGGACTTCCTAAAGTAGCCATATTATTTCTCCTCTATTCCTTCTCTATTCCTTCCATTAATCGTTAACGTGGCCGCCGAACTGGAGGTTCAATTCTCTGAATGTCACAACAACTCGTCCATCCGCAAGAATTTCCCGAACAATCACTCTGTCATTTGTGGTATCTGAAAGGTCAACTGTATTTGCTGTGGTGGTCCCCACTAATCCATAACTATTTCCAACATGGGTTCCTTGCACGGCAGTCGTGGAAGGTGTCATAATATATTTTTCGCCAGGTCTGATAACCAAAACTGGCAACACTGTGTTGGCTACAGCACTTTGCTTTGTTAAGGCGATCCCTAAAATCAATGTTCCATCTGAAGCATAAACGGTTAATTGTCCACTGGCTAAATATACTAAATCGCCTGCGGCAAAAGCACTGGAACCAGCATCAGGAAACCATGCAACACTGCCATTAACAGCATTGCTGTCATAAGGTTCAACAATAGAAGCCATTTTATCCTCCGATAAATTTTCCGATAAATTTTCCGATAAAAATTAAATTGCCCAAAGTTCCCAAAACTTCCCTAGCGTTTCGGCAAGAGAATTAAATTGTGGAGGATTATTGGACGTTCTTGGACGTCCTGAATTTTATTGAGTGGCGATTATTTAATAAGTCCGGCTCGTCTGGCTATAAGTTCCTCGTCTGCTGCCGTGAGTCCCGCCCCCGCCTGTTTCATCGTTGTGGCAAACTTCTCTTTTGTGGAGCGAAGTTGGTCATCCGCCCGTTTCATGGATTCCATTTTCCTCTGAATATATGTCAAAACAGGGCATCTCATCAGGACGGAATCGCCCATCTGATAATGACCTTCCTCGTTTTTTGTCAAGCCCTCAGGATAGTATGGGTCATTCTCTGTTACGAAACTATAACCCATCTGTGTTTTCCATTTATTAATGGTCATGCCCGACGGCTCAACGGCACTCCACCCGAAATGATACGGACACTGCGAAAGCGGAATTTTATACTCGTAATAAACTTTCTTGACGAATTTTGCCCCTCCTTCATCAAGGGCTTTCTTTATGGCCTTCCAATCTTTTTCTTTGATTCCAGAATCGCCAACGTCAACGACAGATTTGGTCAAATCAACAATCTTGTCTTCAATGTCTTTCAAATACAGCATTATTGTCCTCCTCCGGTTCCTCCACTTTTCTTCCCCCTTACCAAATCCGCCACCTTTTCCTTTGTATAACCTTGCTTTTCAAAGTAAGAGAGCATGTTTTCCGTGTTTATTCCTTCGTCATCATCGATAATATTGATAGTCGAAGATTCTGCTGGGGCGGTTCTAACTCCCGATGGTGTTTCTGTTTGTGTCGGCTCGACAGGTCTAACGGCTTGGCCCGAACCCCCATATTTAAAGCCCTGTTCCTCGCCAAGCAAATGCCAAGCAACACGCACCCATGTTTCAGGATTAGAGACACTCTGCGGGGCTATGAACTTATTCTGCAATCCGATTGCCATGGCCTGTTCAACAGCCTGTTCTCGGCCCTTGAACAAATCCGGGGCTTTCATCTTGGCAAACTCTTTCGCCATCCCGCCACTCATCAATGCGTTCTGCATCTGATTCTCTTGAAATGTCTTACTTAGTTCGCTTCTAATGCTCTGGCTTACTACTTTACTTACAGTCTGTAACGGCTTTGCGGAAAAATCCTTCCAAAACCCATCCTCATCGAGACTTGTCTCGGGTTGAGGTTCTGGCTCTGGTTGCCGCTTAGACTGTTCAGCTAAACTACGATAATAGGCAGTTTGGTTTTGCAGGTCGCCCAACTGCTGGGCTTGCGTTCCGATGTGCCTTTCTCGCTCTTCAAGAATCGCTACAAGCTCCTTTGGCGATTTTCCCCGATATCGTTCGGGCATTTCTTCCGCAGGGGTCGCTTGTGGTTCTTGAACCTGGGTTTCTGTTGGGATGTCCTTTAGTGATGCAACTTCCGTTGCGGTTTCACCAGGACGGTTTCCCTTTTCATCAATCATTAAATCCCCCTTATATAATTAATCCAATTTTTTTGATGCTTCAGTTACTACTTTATCTGGTAATTGTTTTATATGATTAATTCCGTCTATCATGCCCTGAAGTTCTGTTATCCGTAAGGCTCGTTCTGATATGTCCTTGCTCCGAGTCGTAGCTAATGTTTTCAATATGCTCATAACAAATTTATCTATTTCCTCATTATACTTGGCCCAAAATGCCCCCTCACGAACCACCTTCCAATCCGCAACCACTTTACGGTTATCTATTTCACTCATTGTGGTTGTCCTTCTGGTTGTCCTTCCTGCCCAGGTTGTCCAGGTTGTCCAGGTTGTCCAGGTTGGCCCCCTTCCTGTACCGCCTGTACCGCCTGTACCGCCTGCATTTGTTGTTGCATCGTAGCTAATTGTTGTGCTTGCCGTATAATATCAGCTGGCGGAATTGCCAAGAAATCCTCTGGATTTTCTATGCCAAAATCATTCAGTATCTTTCCCATCAATTTTAGGCTTATCTCGGCAACCTGCATCAAAAATTGCCCGAATATTGGATTCATCCCAGGCATCAAGGCCGCCTGCACCATCCCCCCAATTTTTGTATACATATCGGAAAGCATCTGGTAAGCTATCAAGTCCTGTTCCCGCCTGGTCTCCGTATCTAGCAACTCACTCGATGCGCTTAATTGCACGGACAGGCCATCCCTCAGGTATTCCCTCGGAAATTCCAGGGTATTGACCTGGATTTCCTGGCCCATTCCCGCCTGATATATATAAGTCGGCTGGTATTGAGCAAACAGCTCCAATGCCATCATGCCAGCCTCGCCTAAATCTTCCCGAATATTATCAATTCCATATTTGAATTTCTTATTAGCTTCTTGAATAACTTGAAATGTCTCCCTTGCCACGGGTCGTTCTGCCGTAGATTGCCCCAGCACCTGTGGAGATACACCTATTGCCATATCAGCTAAATGATATGTGTTCTGTTCCTCGGTAAATGTAGAGGGGAAAACATCGCTGAATTTTACTTCATGGATGATATTTTCGGGATTATCCCATTCTGTTGTCAGCACCAGACCTGGAACAAACTGTTTATTCTCAAGCCCAGAACCAGGCCGGACTATGTAAATCGGCCCGTTGATCTGGGTCATTCTATCAATCCGTTGATTGACGATGGTGTCGCTCAATTCCTGAAATTGCTCAAGAATCTCACAAGCCCCCACGCCATCAAAACAAAATTCCTTCAAATAAAATCTAAATGCTATAAAGGGCCTGAATCCGTAAAAATGAGGATTATAGATTGCCCTAACAATAGTCTTTGTGGCAGGGTGGAAAGTAATGACAATATCATCTTCTTCGCCGTCCTCATCCACATCATACTTCAACCATAGTTCATAAAATTCATAGACTTTCTTTTGCCAATCTGGTATCTCTACGCCGTGTTGTGCACTCCGCTTTTTCTTTGTATCATCATAATCCTGCGGGGCCGTAATCGTATCTAAGCACGCCTTATCCCATAATCCTTGCCGAACCTTGGACTCAACCTCTGGCTTACGGAGATAAAACCTGAAGCCCACCATAAAAGCATCCTGAATCTCCGTCGCCCCAGAAGATATGACGAAATCTTCCCTGGATATGGGAAGAACATCCGGCCCTTCATAATAGGTTACTATCCGCTTTTCTACTTTTTTACCGTCTGGCCCATAAGTATAAAATGGCCGTTTCTTCTTAGCATATTGAAATTTGATAATCCCCGTCCCTGTCTTTATGGCCTGTGCGAACGGAGAATGAAGTTTATGTTTCAGTTTGGCGATATTTTTCTGCCACCAATCAAGTCCATCCTCAAACTTGACCTCTAAATCAATAAATGGCGGTTTCTTTCCCTTTGCTATCCAGACTTTCTTCTGCCCCCAAATAACATCCTCTAATCTGACTATAAGCGCATCCGTCCTAGATCGGGTTAACTGCGTGGATACATTTGATGCACCTGGGAAGGGATACATCTTTTCTGCCTTGAGGCCAAGATACTGCTTTTCCCATTTTTCTATTTTCTTGACTAATTTTTCCTGGTTTTCTATTTCTTCGGAGAGCCATTCCGCCAACTCTCCTGATAATTTCTCCCGTAATTCCACGCCCCCAGACTTTTTCAGTTTGCGGTCAAGATTTATGGAACAGCCTCCATGCCATTCTTGGTCATCAGCACGGGTTTCCGTCATTGGTTCAACTTTTGTTTCTTCGCTTAGTATTTCTAACTTCTTTTTTCTTGCCATGCCCCTTTTGCCTTTTGAAAAGTAAACGCTGTTTAGTCGTATCGAATGTTGATAAAATTGTCAATTTATGTCGTGACTGTCCAAACATAATAGCGTTGCGGATAATAAGTATCATATGGATACGGACAATAAGTATCATATGGATACGGATAATAGGGATAGTAAGGATAAATTTGCTGTGGTCTACCACAATATGGACAATATGGACAAAGTGGACAATACGGAATTGCCAAATAATTCCCCGCTCTCGTCGGCCACACAGTAGAAGAATCGCTTATTGACTGGTCTATTACCGAACAATTACAAAAATCCATTTGTTCCCCCTAAATTTATGTCGTATCCCACCATGTCCCAATCATATTATTTCCTACATTGTTGCCTACGTTTTATATAACGGCCATCCCCACATGATGCCATAGCTTCCCTTGTCCGTATATGTATCCGTATATGTATCAGTATATGAGGGCAAGCTATCATCCTCTCCCTGTTCTTCCTGAAAATATGGTATGCCCGCATCTGGATTTTCATCCCCTTGCCATATCTGTTTCTCTGCTTCTATCGCCCTTTGAATCCGAATATAATCCGCAACTTCTTTCGCTACATCAAAATTTTTCCCACAATGAGGACAAGGAAGAAGCATCATGGAACTCTCATGCGCCACGTCTAGCAGGAAGTTTTTTGCCCCTGGATTCCTGAAGGTGACTCCGCAGTTCTGCGGTTGTGATGCCACTCATTCTGCCCTTCTTTCCCGCTCGCCTTCTGGCTAATTCACTTCCGAATAATCCCCTCTGTGCTCTTGAGGTAATTGGCGTATGTTTACGCTTGCTCCCCCCACACATCCCTGCGCCGCTACAATCATCTTTGCTCAACATTTATTCAAACTCCTTTCAGGCCCCTATCAGGCCCCTATCAGACCCCTATCAGACCCCTATCAGACCCCTATCCAAACCCTAATTTTTCCAAGTAGCCACGTGCCAAATGCCTTGAGCTTGTTATGGAACAGAACCCCCACAACCGCCCCGACTATAAACTTAATATCAAATATAAACACAAATATAGCACCTATGATTTTAAACACCCCTATCTCCTCCTATTTTCTTGCCGTATTCATATCCTGCGATAAAAGCCACGGCTATACTTAACGCATATAAAAATGCAGATAATAAACTCATTGATTTTGGCCCTTAATCTGAATTTTGAATATTTTGGATAATTTTAGTGGCCTTGGGTCGCCACCTTCTATTAGTCCAGAGGTCAAATTCTTCGTATCCATCAGCTTCAAACAGAGTTCCCCATATCAAACTCTCATGTCTTCCACGATTTCGGATGATTTTAGTCTGTTTGGCGATATCTTGGAGATAGACTTCTTGGATTTCTTCGTCTGAGCTAGCCATAAAACTCCTGTTTTGACTGTTTTGACTGTTTTGACCGTTCTTTCCATCTGGGGCATCGTTAAATGCGCATGCGTCCCACCCAACGCCCCCTTTGCTGACCCGTGGGCCTAATTGCGGTCTGCTGGAGAAAGAGTATTCCCCCTTCCCTTCTATATTATATACCATTTTTGTCAAATTCATGTTATAAATTATATAATAATTTAATTATTGTGTCAAATTCAGAAGAAAATTCAGCAGAAAATACTTGACACAACGTATCTTTGTGGTTCAAAATAAATGACACGGTTCCAATTTGATATTATCTTAATATTATCTATATATTATACAATATTATATTTCTATATTATATTAGTATATAGTTAACATATACGTTAACAAAACGCCACCCGAATCCATCCGAATCAACCCGACTTTTCCCCTTGTTCACAATCCGTGAACATCACCCAAAATTGAACTAAATTGAACTAAATTGAACTAAATTGAACTAAATTGAACTTCACACCATGCATATAATTGTATGCATCCATCATATAATTGTATGCATCCATGCAATTCCTTGTACGATCCCCTGTACGATCCCCTGTACGATCCCCTGTACGATTCCCTACAATTCTGTTCATTTCATAATCCCCATACTTGACGCATACGGCAATTATAGGGAATATCATCCCCCATCCCTCCCCCATATGCACCCCATATGCAATAAAAATATCACGTATGACTAAAATGATTATCTGCCCCAAAATCCATCTAGGGGGGATATGGGTCGATATGGGTCTATGGGAAAGCCATCTGCACCATCTAATATATATATTATAATAATAATCATCTAATATAGATCTAAGGGAGATATGATATATATTTGGGATGGTATAATAATATATTATTAGGTATTAGTTATAATAGTTATTAGGGGGGGGATAGGGGAGGGAGGCAGGGAGTGGGATGGGGGGAATCATGGGGGGAATCTCGAGTCCCGGATGGCGCTAATGGCTGGGTGAGCCAGCCGAGCTCGTGCGCGTGTATAAGAAAAAGGATAAAAGAATTAAAAAATAAGAGGAAATCAGGGAAAAAGCAGATTTTAGTTGACAGGGTGGGCGATCCGTGCTAAGATAATTGCGGAGGTGAAAAGAAATGAAAACAATTATTCGATACCCTCGCTGCTCGAGCTGTAAGTTTTTTGTGCGCTGGCCCGATCGTGACTTTTGGGAAAATGAATGCCATAGACCTGGGGCAAAACCAATTAAATTAGCTAATCCTAATGTGGCAGGAATAAGGGTAGCCATGTGCCAATATTATAAAAAGGAGGAAAAGAAATGAAAGAGAAATTATTTAAATGTCTAGAGGAAGGTCGTATCGGGCCGTTTAGTAGGTTCAGGTGGCCCAAATGTGGAGTTTGGGTCAAGGCGGAGGGGGAATTATCTGTATGCGAAAATGGTATTCATCTATGCCGCAAACAAGATTTGACCAACTGGCTCAATGATGAAATCTACGAGGCGGAATATCGGGGGCATGAAAGACTAAATAGCGATGACAAAATAATAGTTAGGGAAGCCAGGCTGAAGAAAAAACTCAAGACCTGGCATGAGAAGACGGCCGCACTATTTGCGTGCGATTGCGCCGAACACGTACTGCCTATTTACGAGGCTAAATTTCCAGATGATAAATGGTCTAGGGAGGCAATTGAGGTGGCCCGTCGATATGCCAATGGAAAGGCCACACAAGAAGAATTGAAAAAAGCCAGAGATGCAGCTTGGACAGCCAGGGACGCAGCCAGGGCAGCTTGGGACGCAACCTGGGGGGCAGCTCGGGCAGCCTGGACAGCCAGGGACGCAGCCAGGATCGCTGGGGACGCAGCTTGGACAGCACGGGACGCTGCTAGGGCAGCCAAGGACGCAGCCTGGGACGCAGCTCGGGTAGCTTGGGACGCAGAATGTAAATGGCAAACTAAGAGACTAATGCAATATCTATACCCAAGGGAAAAAAGATGAGACAAATAATTGTTAAATGGCCGGGAAATTGTGCGAGGTGTCAAGCAGACATAGCGGTTAGTTCTCTTGCCATGTATGAAAAAAACATGGGTATATTTTGCTTGGGATGTGAACCAAAAGAAATAGAAGAAATTAGACATTTTAGGACTATTAAGGCAGAAATAAAGGCAAATAAGTTAATTCAAAGGGCCGCAAGATTAGAGATCGAAGCCGATAGCAAGGCCGCTCCGTTAGAAGCCATGCGTGGAGATCATGCCTTTTTTACCCAGCCTGGGCGAATACCCTATAGAGATAAAATATTTAAGAGCTTTAATAAGTCCGCAGAATTAAATAAAGAAGCAGACCAGATACTAAAGCGTGCCGAAAACATCATGCATTATAAAACAATAGTAGCTGGCGATGCAGAGCGAAAAAGACAAGCCAAAAGAGAAGCATTAGATCAAATAATTCAAAAAGGTTCAAGGGTGCATGATTTTGCTTTTGGTGATGGGGTCGTTATAGGGGTTTATAAGAAATCTTATAGAATCCAATTTGATCGAGGTTATACTTATAGTAGAGATAAAAGTTACGTGCAACCATTGGGGCAATCATTGGAGCCGAGAAAATGATCTGGGCATACATCGAACTTACATTAGATTTATTAGTCATTACATTCCTTGTGGGGTCAGTTATAGTTGGATTATATTTGGCCTTGAGTAAGCGAAAAGATATATTTTAAGGGGAATATACTTTACTTCTTCCCAAACATTTCATTAAATAAATTTTCTTCTTCCTTGCTTACTTCTTCTTCTTCTATTTCTTTCTTGGCTTCTTGGATTGCTACTTCTTCGCCTGTTTGACTAGTATCCTGGGGGCCATCTTGACTTTCAGCTTTCCATTTTTTCTGAACTTCGATCATGGCATAAGCCGTTTTAATGATTAAATCATCATCTGGTGCAAAGCTCAGGGTTGGGGTATACCAACCTATTTTTCCAGCTATTTCTTTAGTCATTTGTTTTTCTGTTAATTGTTTATTTGAATAAGTATAGGGCCGTTTTGGGTCTTTATGGGTTTTAGTTATAAAGGAAGCCTTTAGAAAAGGCTTGTTAGTCTTTGGGTTTATATTAATACTAACCTCAACCCCACTATTCGGCCATTTACTACTAAATACAGCTAATTTATTTATCATTTTGCTTCTTGTCCTCAAAATTTGAATTGTAATCAATCGGCCATTCTTTAATTTTCCGACATGCTCGAGCTCGTAATTTCATTGGATAAGATGGAGTCCCAGGAAATGCTCGACAATCAGAGACCCTGGCCTCTACCTCAAAGAGACGAGCATTTTTTAATTGATCACCATTATAAAAATACCTTGCCCCTGATGGGGTATCCGACAGATGTAAACCCTTCCCACATTCTTCCCTATATCCCGAATTCCAATCTGGTGCAATAATTTGTCCCATGATATCGTAATTGATTAGTCCTTTATAAAAATCAGTTCCGTTATTCTGTACGATTTTCCAAAGACGAATTTTTCCACGAATGATTTTAATTCCCTTGAGTTTTGCCCATGCACTTATAGAGGATGGATAATTGATTTGTATAATCTTCGCCTTGGGGCTTATTTTCTTTGCTATTGACGAGTCAAGCATATGAACAGAAGAAAAATCATAAAGCACGGCGTGGCTGTTATCCCAGAGTACGGCGTGGCTGTTGCCCCTGAGCTCGGCGTGGCTGTTTTCCCTGAGTTCGGCGTGGCTGTTATCCCTGAGTACGGCGTGGCTGTTATCCCAGAGTTCGGCGTGGCTGTTGGCCCTGAGCTCGGCGTGGCTGTTGGCCCAGAGTATGGCCACAAATCCGATGATTTCAACGATTGCCCCAGGTTCTTTTTTTAATAAATCATCCAATTTTTTTTGTGATTTAATTTGATATATCATAAATATTCTCCTTAAACAGGATAAAGCGGATAATTTTGTTATGAATCATTTTTTTTCTCTTTCAATTTGTGCGATTGCTTGGAGAATCGGGAAGGCGACTTGTGGAACAATGGCGTTTCCGAGACATTTAAGTCTGTCCACCCGAGAGGGAACCCCATGAGCCACTCGACCCACGTCGGGTTCAACTGACCACCGACAACTTCTCCCAAATTCTGTTTTTCCCCGTCCACATTGGTGTCTTTGTGGCAAAATTCTCTTGGTGTCGGCCACATCTTGACCGCCATCATATCCCGAGCTTCGTTTTCCTTGATTTCCCCCTTCAATATTTTTGACCTCATCATTTCTCGCGACCCACTTCCGCCCAATAACCCTCGTATCCTTGCCGTGGGCCACAATCCATACCCTGTCCCTTCTATGCGGGGCGTTGACGGCGCAAGCTGGAATAATAAACGCCTCCGTTTCGTAGTCTTCGCTTTCCAAGTCAGATAAACAATTGTCGAGCTCCATCTTGACGATTCCAGCAACATTTTCCGCAAGCACCCAAGTGGGCCTGACCTCGGAAATGACTCTGAACATTTGAGGCCAGAGATATCGGTCATCTTCCTTGCCTCGTCGCTTCCCGGCACAAGAAAAAGGTTGGCAGGGAAAACCGCCAGTGAGGAGCGTAATTTGACAGCCCGCCCCAACAGGCAATTCTCTGGAACATTGACAAGATTTCCCGTATCCTTGTAATCCCTCGTTGATACTGTCGGCCATAGGCCACTTGAACCCCTTGATGTCCCCGAAGATCGGGACTTCAGGCCAATGCTTTTTGAGGACGGCTTGGCAGTAGGGGTCAATTTCAACAAAGGCAATTGTCGTAAATCCTGCCCATTCTGCCGCAAGGGCGAAACCGCCGATGCCGCTAAATAAGTCAACATGGGTCATTCTCGAATCAATCCTGATTCCTGTAACCAAAGTTCCCAATCTATCGGACTCCACCATTCCTGGCCGTAATCTAATAAATAAGCAATATCACTTAAATTAACGGCCCCCAAGGGGTCGAATACCCAATCTCCCATCCCATTTCCCAGAAAAGTCACAACAACCCCTTGCGCCCTAGTCGATAACCAATATATCCAAATTTCCCTTCGATTCTTACCCATATCAGTTTGAATCTCATCAGGATATCCGCAAATAATAAAGAATCTGGCTCTATCAGAATTGAAAATACTTTTACCAGGATCACGATAGAATTTATTGGCAAATTCTATTCTCTGTTTGAATATTTCTTCTTGTTCCATACGCCTTATTTTCCAAAATAGTTCCATATACTTGGCCTGTAAATTAGGAGCAAGGCGCAAAAAATACTTCCATTCATAAGGACATTTAGGATCAACGTCATAAGGAACCTTGGTTTCCATGATAATTCGATGCATGCTATACCATTTTTGGAGCGGGATCATGGTCTTACCAGGTAGGCTTATCTCTTGGCATACAAAAATAATCAAAAGACAAATAACCATACCAAACGCAAATATGGTTGCTTTAAGTAATTTTTTCATTTATTCTCCAATAAGTAACGATTTTCGTAGATGTTGCCAATGACCTCACAAATATAAAACCAAACACAATCCAGGTCGCTTTCAAGATCTGCACCTTGACTCATACAAAAAGAACGCTCCAAATATTTTATAATCGCCTTTCCACCCTTAAATTTATCGGTATAATAGACCTGAACAATATCCCCCTCATATATTTCCTTACCATTTTTATCTTTTAGGCCAGTATATTGCATAAGGACAATCCCGGCTTCTTGACAATTAGCTATAAGGTCATTCAATGATTCTCCCTCATAAGATGAATGCACATTTTGATGGAGGGCGCATTTGCCCATCCTCGCCTCAGTTGGATACCATGCCCTAAATTTTATTTCTCTCATTTATTCACCTTTATTTATCTGGTATTTATCTGGCATTTTTTCCACTAATTCTAATAATGCCTCAAGTATTTTTCTCCTTTTCCTTGAATGGGCTATAATCGAGGCATAAGAACTTGGACAGGCATCAGTTGCTTTCATTTTCTATGATTCTCCCTAGTCGCCCAAAATATCATGCATACAAAAAATATCCAGGCTAAACCAAATATAAATATGAGTTCTATCATTCCCGTATCTGGACTCTGGCCTCTTTCCAATTAACTAATTCCTTTTCTAATTTTTGAACTTCCTTATTCATTTTATGTTCTTGCGCCAACCGCGCTAAAAATATAGGACATTATAGGACATCGATATAGGACATTTCTTTTATCGTTCCTTGAAGATGCGCCCTTTCGACTATGGCAAGGGCAACGGCGTTTTTTAAATCCCGAATTTTCTTTTTTACCTCTTGGCATTTATTTGTCTCCTCGAATCCGCACTCCGGCCTCACGGAGCGCTGATCTCCAATCGACATCGGCAATATAACCATGCCGAAAACAATTTGGATCATACATCTTTCTTGATATAAATGCTTCGTGGCAATTACAGGCCATATTCTTATCCAGCCATTTCTCAATCCATTCGTCATCTACCTCCGGCCCGTTCTCGATGAGGCAACGGATAGCCTGGGCTGCCCCGTTCTTTAAGTCTCGCTCCAATTCGGGAATTTCTTGACCTGATTCAACGTAAACCCTTAACAATGTGGCAAGCGTTGCCAGCATTTCCTCTTTCGTTACACTCATTCTTCTTCCTTCACCCAAAACTTCCACCATTTACGCTCGTAGCATGGACAACCCCCATTTCTATTTAACGCAACACATCGAAAGGATTGTTTGTAATGTGGGGGATTACAAACACGATGCTCAAAGATCAACCCGAATCCCTTGATGTTAAAAAACTTACAATTTTGACATCTTTTAATCATTCCTCCTCCCTTATTTTCTTTCTTTCAGCCCGATGACGTATAATTTCATTCATCGCCTTTTGCTCCCCCTCTGAATCCCTTGAGGGAATGTGACTGGCCCCCTTGGTTCCTCCCTGATCCTGTGCTCGACTAAGCCAATTATTGATAAATCGTCTATAATTTTTCTTACGGAGTTTCGGGTTAGCATTAAGCCAAGTTGCCATCTTTGCCAGTTCAATCTTTATCTCGCAGGCAGGATAAGCCTCCCCCCATGATTCTATGTCCCTTGGGGTGATATTAATAAGTCCTTCATATTCATCGAATTCAATTTTAGGTAAGTGAGTAGAGGATGATTTTGTAGAAACGTTCGACGGCACTAAACGATTTTTCGAATCGTTTTGGGCAGTAATATTCTCTTGAATATTACTATTATTATTTATATTATCTTCTCTTATATTATCTAGTCTTATCTTATTTATATTTAAGGCCAGGGCCGAGGACGCAATGGCCGGTTTCGCGGACATTAAACGCCTTTTATGCCTATCGCTTATCTGATAATTATCCCACTTCGTTATGTAGAGAGTTCCGTTCCTGTCCTTCCGCAATTTACCCGTGTCCAAACATCGTTGAATAGTCGTGAGTAGGAGCCTAGTTGATACAACCAACAGCCCCGCTAATTGCGTAGGTCGATACGGAACGTTTTTATTTGCCCGAATGTAACCGCAGTCTTTTGTCGCCAACGCCAAAAGATCAATCCAAACTGACCGTTGGGCGGGGGACAGTTCTAACCTGGTAGAGCCAAATATCCATTTATCAGCCCAAAAGGGAATCCATTTCTGCTTTCTGTCTCGTTTATCCATTAATAAACATCTCCGTTTTCATCCCGTTTTTTGTCCTCTAAATTTTTTATAACAATAGCTAGGAGATAAATTATATATTAAACACTTCACCATGTTCGTCTCGTTTTTTATTTTCATAAGGAACAATTAAACGCCTAGTTATTTCCTGTTTAATACACTCTAATACACCTATAATTGAGTTATATTTTGCATAATTTAATTCCCCAGATTCGGAATTATCCAAATAAAATAAGATAAGTACGGTAATTTGATAATTCAATTCCCCTATATCTTGAGGATTATCACCCAAGGCCAATTCAGTTCGTCTTTCCTTTTTAATATACGGCATTTTATTCCTCCATTATTCTTTCATTATTCTTTCTTTATATCTGGCACAAACCACGGTCATTTCGCAGGCATTACATTCCCACGGCTGAACCCAGGTTTCTTTGGGCGGTTCGCCACTTCGTAAAGCCTCATCTAATATAGCCTTCCGCCTTAATACTTCCTTCCAATGCTCATCTAATTCAGCTTGCTCAAAACTAAGTCGCCATGCCCTCAAGGCGATGGGGATTTCAGACCTATTGCCGACCCAAAAGAACACGACCAAATTTATTTCGGTTATCCCCAATGCATAACAATAGCCCTTACACCTGAATACCCACCAAGGATATGAAGTCTTGGGATCAAAGTTATTCAGTCCTTTTCTAGTAGACTTAATTTCAGAGACGCCATAGGGGGTGATATCATCTACCGAGCATAATATTCCGTCTTTCTCTACTGGCTCTTGTTTGATGGGGACAAGCCAATCCTCAATACAGAGGCCCGACATAAAGAATAAGCATGATTGATCGGGGAGGGAAGGGGCATCTTCTAATGTCTGTCGGTAAAATACTTTATCTGGACATAAATCCATGTCTGATAGATGGATGCCTGGACGTACTTTATCTACTCGTTTCCGAATCTGATTCATATAATATTCAGCGAGTTCAGGTAGTTGTGTAATTTTCATTTTTATTTCTTTATTTTCTTTATTGAATATAGATACTCCATTAGTCTCTTAGTTTGCCATTTGCGTTCTGCGTACCAGGCAGCGTCCCTGGCTGCATCCCCGGCTGCGTCCCCAGCTTCCCAAGCTACGTCCCCAGCGACCCTGGCTGCGTCCCCAGCGGCCCAGGCTGCGTCCCCAGCGGCCCAGGCTGCGTCCCCAGCGGCCCAGGCTTTGTCAAATTCCCTTTTTGTTGCTTTCCCCTGGACGTATCGGCGTGCAACCGCTATGGCCTCCCTGCTCCGTTTATCATCTGGAAATTTAGCCTCGTAAATAGGCAGTACGTGTTCGGCGCAATCGCACGCAAATAGCCTGGCCGTCTTTGCATTCCATGTCTTGAGTTTTTTCTTTAATCTTGCTTCTCTCACTACAATCTTATCCCGTGTGTCCACTCGTTCGCTTCCCCGATATTCCGCCTCGTAAATCTCATCATTGAGCCAGTTGGTCAAATCTTGTTCGCGGCATAGGTGGATACCATTCTGACAGACAGATAATTCTCCCTCGACCTTGACCCAGACACCAAGCCTGGGCCACTTAAACTTGCTATATGGCCCAATACGACCTTTTCTAAGGCACTTAAATAATCGCTCCTTCATTTAAATCCTTCCTTACATGTCCTCTCGTTATACCAAACTCGTTGACAACGAATACAATAAACCACCGCATAACCCTCTTCGGATATGACTCCCCTACGATGACCAAATAGAAAGCATATAAGTTTATGGATTATTTTCATTTGACTTGTTTCCTTTTTATTGATTCATTCCACTCCTTTACTAACTCATTCCATACCCGCTCTAGTTCCTTGGGGTTATGGGCCAGTGACCCTTTATTTTCGTATCCGCAACCCCCCAAAATATCCCTATAAGGTTTTTCACCTAAATATTTATCACTTTTCATTGATTCAAATGCTTCCATGGCCTCGGTTACGGTTACTTTACGTTTTTTTCCGTCTATCCATATCAATGAAACCATCAAGGGCGGCTTAGGTTTTTGTTCAAAGGGATTAGGTATATCTCCTTCTGGTTCGGTTGGCTCTTTATGGTCTGCTTTCTTTCGCCATAAAGTTTTAGTATTGCCGTACCTGTCTTGCCCTTGATATGATTCAGCATATTTCTCTTTATATTTCTTGATGAATGATGGCCGCCAGAGTTCTTTGCTGACCCCGATTCCCTTGCATAATCTCATTAGGGCATTACTCTTTGCCCCCTCTATTGCGTCAGCCCAATTCATAGTTGGATTATTCGGGTGATACTCCTGGCCGCCGTAGGCAATGCCGCAATATCGTCCTTTTATTATCAAGTGAAAGCCCCAAATTACTATATTTCCCTCCAACCTAGGTGAACCATGCTCAACCATAGTCCAGCCCCCGCCCCCAAATGCCCTATCTAACCTATCCGCATATTCTACCCAAGGTAAATATATTTGGCCGTCTGGACGTATTTCTATGTCCTCATCATGGACAGGTTCATAGAGAATGTTCCTCTGCTCATCGATAAGCTCCAACGTTCCAGCTGTCGGGATAAGTTTGATTATCTCTGTGCTGACCGTTTCTTCTATGGTGGCGGGATAAGAGGCAGAGGTTGACGTAACCAAGGCAGGGGAATCCTCTTTTTTTACAATAACCGAAGTGATGGCTTCTTCTTGCTCACTCATTCTCGATCCTTTTTTAAGTCTAATAAATGATCTTCGATTCCTTGCCCCAAGACTTTAAATATACTATCGCCCAATCCCTGACCGTCTATGTTTTCTACCTCTTTTAACCCCTCTGCTAAATTGGCCTTGAAAATGGCAAATGATTTCTCGGCTTCGTTGCAATCTTCCTCAGCGTAATAAGCCTCGTGTTCTTCGTAATATAGAAATTCATGGGCCTCACAACAGAACCTTTTACCCTTTTCACATTCATCACTACAAATGGGGCAACGCTCAACTGACATAAAACTTTCTTGGTCTGGGGTTAACTCTCGCCTCGCTAATTTGCTCATCTTTCCCTCCGTTTCGAGCACCATAAGTTATATGCTCTCGCATAATTTCCTTGATTCGTTCGTCTGGCAAATCAAGTTTGATTTTATCCATATTCAACCAGCCATTGTCATCTAAAAAGGACAACATATTAATAGGGAACCTTGGAGTAGAATATTCGGCACAGTTATCCTCAAATAATTGATTAATAACATATCGCTGACTGAATCGAATAAAATCCTTTGCATATTTTCTTTTTTTATTTTTCATGGATTCCTTTTTGATAGATAAAATATCACTCATGGTTTCTTCCAATTGCCATTTCCGCCAATATAAAACCAGTGCCATATGATTGCCGTAACAATGGCACACCCAATCCAAAACATTAAAAGAGCCATAGTATTATTCATCTTTTTTCCCTTGGATATAGATATTGCATTAGTCTCTTAGTTTGCCATTTGCGTTCTGCCCCCCGAGCTGCCCAGGTTGCGTCCCGAGCTACCCAGGCTGCGTCCCGGGCTGCCCGGGCTGCGTACTCGACTACGTCCCAGGCTGCGTCCCAGGCTGCGTCCCAGGCTGCCCAGGTTGCGTCCCCAGCGATCCTGGCTGCCTGCCTGGCTGTCCAGGTTGCCCGATCTGTCCCCCAGGCTGCGTCCCAGGCTGCATCTCTGGCTTTTTTCAATTCTTCTTGTGTGGCCTTTCCATTGGCATATCGACGGGCCACCTCAATTGCCTCCCTAGGCCATTTATCATCTGGAAATTTAGCCTCGTAAATAGGCAGTACGTGTTCGGCACAATCGCACGCAAATAGCCTGGCCGTCTTTGCATTCCATGTTTCTAATTTTTTAACCAACCTGGCTTCTCTTACCACAATTTTATCTACTGCATTGATTCGTTCTTCCCCCCGATATTCGGCT